CGAACCCTACTATGAACCCTTGAAGGTTCCCTCCTGCATCTAAATGCATCTGCCATATTGTTTCTATCATTCGTCTTTTAGGTTACCATCCCAGTTTAGATCGGACTGCTTGAGTATCTCTCTCTTGTAGTCGTTCTTTTTGTCGCGATGCACTTTAGACTGTCCTGTCTTAGGTGTGCTCTTTCTTACCTTTGTCTCTGGCTTCTTCTTACCGAAAGCGAGTTCCCAACCATCAGCATATGCTTTACCATTAGCTGATCTTGGCTGATCACCTTTGCCTCCGTGCCATTGCTTACCCATTTTCCCTCTCCGGTTCTATGATTATTGTGGTGCATCCTGTCTTTGGATCTATAGTACCACCTTCTAGTAGACTGTCGATCATTCCAGTTGCGCCTGTTCTGATTCCAATGTTGTATGCCTGGATGTTTGATCCAATAAGACATACTGCAAATATCAATACCATCTCAATCGCCATGATTAGCCCACTCCTCTGATTCTTCTTTAGCTTGTTGAATGTCTCTCTTCTGCTTAGCAGTTAGCTTGAGACCTGCATCAATCATCTCTGATGGACTACTTATGCCACAGAATAACATCTTATCAAGATTGATTCTTATGTGCCTGTGGAATGGAAATGGCTTTGCTCTCAGACCTTTGTCATATACTAACTGAGGATCGAGTGCCCAGTCGAATACCATCTCATTTGTGGTATCGTATCCGAACTTCTTAGTCCACTTCTCTACTACCTTCCAATTGATGGTAGTAGCCATAAGAGCTCGTTTGACGAACTCCTGGCTACTCTCATCTGATGCCAAGACATCTACCTCGTCTTCAGGGCTATTAGCCCTGGGCGCTTCAACCATCACGTGTTGTCTCCATCTCTGTACTCAACATCGTGCTTGTCGTACACCTTGGCATCATCCGCAACTACCACAGCATAGATATACATCACTGTTGCAGCCATGAACATAGTCAAGAACACACCACCAATTATTACTGACAGTAATTCTAACATGTAGCACCTACCTCTGGTAGCTCATGGTAACGAGCATGAGTTAGGATACCATCGTCCATGATATCGAACTGCTCGTCATTTTTGTTGAATAACTCCATAGCTTCCATGAAAGCAAAGTAGTCGTTGATGTTCCTGCCACCAATGTTCCACTTAGTCTTAGCATAGTTGTCGTTTAGATTCCTAGCGAAGTGCCAGTCATAGATAGTGAACACACCATCTACTCTCTCGTCCCACTCAGCATCATACTTCTGATACTCAATAGTCCACTCAGTAGTAGTCTTATCACCGATACCCTCATAGTGAGGCTCACCGAACATTCTTACAATGTCACTATAAGACAACTCAACACCTGCATGTTGCAGGCATGTTCCACTCGCAAACTCTGTGCAAGGGATAAACTGTATTGTAGATTTTTCCATAATAAACTCCTTAATCAAATTATACAACTATTATACAATAGGTTCGATTTAAAGTCAACAGGTAATTTGCCCACTAGACTAGCGGGGTGAGTGAGTCCATTTGTTCTGAACAAGCTCTGTGATGAACTGATCAAAGCCTTCTTTACCGACTTTGAGCTCTTGTGTGTTCTTACTCTTCTTATTGTACTCTAGTACATTGTAGTAAGAACCGTAAGTATTCTTAATTTTAATACTTCTCAGCCTATCAGGGCTGTACCAAGTACCTCTAGTTATGTTCTCCATAGTAAACTCCTTAGAACGTGTTATATTAAGTCTGATACCAGCTATTTGTTGAAGTAGTCGTTAAGTCCTGTGCGTACAAATATACTGAGTATTGCTACGATGCTTACGATAACCATTGGATAACTGAATGCTACTGACCCAACAAAAACTATGATACCACAAGTGATCACATCAGTAAGTATCTTACCAATGATGTCTGCTAGTGTCTCCGTATCAGGAGTTATCTGTTTTGCTCTGTCTATCCATTTCATAATGTTTTCCCCATTCAGCTAAGTAATAGCTGTCTATTATATCACTAGAAGGGTTCCATTGCTTATCTGTCTGCTGTAGTGCCTTCTTTACGTCCCACTCTGTCTCTTCTATGAACTTCTCATTGAGTAGCTCTTTCTTAGCGTTACCCTTTCCTGTTGCGAACTTCTTTAGTACAGTAGGCGGAACAGTTACAAAGGGTATTATACTACGTCTCATCTTATATTTCAACAGGCCAAAATGTTCGCCTATTTGAAAGGTTCTTCCTGTAGAGGCAAATGAGTAGTCCTCTAGCACACATAGATCAATTGTCCAGTCTTGCATTACGTCCATTGCCCACTTAGATATCTTGTCCCATCTATCCAGGTCATCATCATATAGAGGCATCACATGACCTGTTACTGTGAAGTCATCAGTCTCTAGTGATAGGTGATATTTCTTTTGTGAGGTGAGGTAGTGGAAGTCGTAGCCATGTCTGTCGTGTAGACAGATGCATGGTAATGTCATACTATAGTCGATACCTGCTATTGTGAGGTTAGTCGTAGTCGTCATTGAGATCAAAGTTCACATTACTAAGGTCCATGTCATTATCTAATGCTTCACCACAATATGGGCAGAACTTAACTTCGATCGTCTCTGTATCACCTACAGGGTCTACACTAAACTCACTGTTACAGCTCTCGCATTCTATTGTTGGCCAGGGTTCTGTCATGTCTGAAAATCCTCTTCTGATGTTTTAATGAAAGTAGCTGCTAGTCGCAGGTCTATAGTCTCTCTGAACTTATATAGTAATTCTTTGAGCTTAGATGTATTGTATACGGAATTAGTGTTTATCTTCTCTATCACATCACCGTTCTCATTAGAGATAGCAAAGAATGGTACCTCGTAGTGGTTGACTTGAGCTATGTGAATCAATGCTCCTATCGATATTGATCCAACGTGACAAGTAATTCCTATAGGTAAGTTCATTATTATCACTCCATTGGGAGCGGTAATGTGATGCAATTGATTGAATGCAGGCAGTATATCTATAGAGTTCTCGAATACATCCTTTGCTAGTACTGTCTTCTGTCCTAGAGGAGGAGTCCTATTATATTGTTTGAGCGTGGATCCTTTCTGTTTAAAGAACTCCTGTGGCGTCTCGCATACAGTAATACTGTCTTTTGCCTTGAGCATACCATTGAGTCTAATGTCCCAGCTGTTACTACCTAACTCACATACCTGATTAGCTACGAGGTTCTTCTCGAATGCATGTAGTATCTGTTCTAAGAAGAACTTAGTGTACACTCTTTCTACCCTTGACCCAGTCTGTAATGTAATCTATAACATCATACTCGTAGTACCCATATGGCTCTTCACAATATGTGTCCTGTGCCTCACCTGGTAGATCGAACTTATGTACTATAGGATGATGGAATGCATCTGCTACTTCCTTAATACTCTTAGGTCTACCTCTTCCAAAGTGTACCTCGTCTATGATACCTACCTCATCCATCATCATCATCATGTTGTTTACTACATCTAGTACATGAGTGAAGTCTCTTGTCTTAGATCCATCACCATATATTTCCAATGACTCGTTGTTGTTAACCTTTTGACTGAACCTCTTACACACTGTACTGTAAGGACCATAGTCAGCTTCACGTGGACCATATACACTGTAGAAGAACATCTTAGTAATCATCAGTCCATACTCTGTGTTGTATAGGTCTAGTATCATGTCAGCCATCACTTTGCTAAGAGTGTATGGGTTGCTTGCTGTCTCTCCTATGTACTGTATTGAACTAGACTGAGCAAAGTATACTGGACAATCGTGCTTGATACCTATCTCGCACACAGCTGTAGTTGAGGTGACGTTGTTGTCTATTGTCTCTTGTGGGAACTCTATTGCTCTTCGTACTCTAGGAGTGTTACCTAGGTGGAAGATATAGTCGAATGTGTAGTGTCTGACTAGGTAGTCAGCCTTACTCTGTATGTCATCATAAAAGTATTTCACACGAGAGTCGTGAACAGTATGTGGATTCTTAGTACGTAAGTCATCACACACTACGATATTGCATTCTGGGTATGCTTTGAGCATTTGCTCTACTAGATGACCACCTATAAAACCACACCCGCCTGTTATGAGTACGCTAGCTCTGCTTTTCATTTTCTTCCTTATGGATTCGTTCATTAATATTTGCGCACTCAGTACAATAATCAGCTGGGACCTCAAGGACCCCATCAGCACACTGGACATGATATGTCACCTTTTCTAATTTATCAAACTCTTTCAAACATCTATCACATTTAGCCATAATGACCTCTATTGTTACAAAGACAGTCCTTTGAACGTACCTTCATCCACGTCCTTCTTGACTCCTCCTACAATGTAGGAGCTTATCTCTGTTTCTTGTGGTGCTACCTGTACCTCACCACCTGCGATCCACTTCTGTGTCCACGGCAATGGGTTGCTAGCACTAACAGCATACGGACATGACAGTCCTACTGCTTTCATTCTTTTACATCCAATCCATTCTACATAGTGTCGTAGTAGCTCTGTATTCAGACCTATCATGGATCCATCTTTGAATAGGAACTTAGCCCAATTCTTCTCTTGTTCTATCACATCTACAAATATCTTAATGACATTGTCCTCGCACTCCTTCTTAATCTTAGCGAAGTCCTTATCATCTCTTGGTAGATTCTTAATAAGCTGCTGCGTGCCTGCAAGGTGAGTATTCTCATCTCTCGCAATCAATTTGATAATCTTAGCGTTACCTTCCATCTTCTTCAGCTCAGCAAATGCCCAACTACATGCAAACGACACGTAGAATCGAATCCCTTCGAGGGCGTTGACACTATTGAGACATAGCCAGATTAGCTTCTTGTGGTAGTACTGATCATATGACTTATCACCTGCTTGGTACACCTCGTAAGTGTAGTTCATCAGGTTATCATAATGCTCTGTAATACTATCAGCACACTCTGTTATCTCTTTGATATCCATTATCTTGTCGAACACTTCACTAGGGTTGTTGTATATGTTCCTAATGATATGTGTGTAGGAGCGACTATGAATGGTCTCAAAGAACGACCAGGTCTCAATCCATGTCTCCAGTTCAGGGAGTGACACTAGCGGTAGAAACGCTAAGTTCGGAGCTCTCCCTTGAACTGAATCTAAAACGATTTGTCTTTTTAGGTTTGATGTGAAGATATGCTGCTCTGATGCTGTCAGGTCAGCAAAGTCCTTGCTGTCTCTCAGTATGTCAATCTCTTCTGGTCTCCAAAAGAAGCCTATCTGCTTCTCTGTTATCTTCTCTAACCACGGATACCTAAGCTCATCATATCTAGCAACTGATACATTCCCATCAAAGAATGCATCTCTTTTTGTATTGTGTTTCTTATTCACTTCTAAAGTACGCACGACTCACATTCCTCATCATCTATTGGATCATCCATCCCAACATAAGGATGTGATGGTTCCTCTACTTCATCTGTCGCACCATCATATGTGTTGAAGTAGTATAATTGTTTACCTCCGTATTTATAGAACGAAATAATGTCCTGTAACAGAGTACTCATTGGGATCTTCTCTTCATCATAGAACCTAGGATTGTATGATGTGTTGACTGATATACCTTGGTCTACCCACTTCTGTAGTACAGCACATATCTTTAGATAGCCAGCTGGTGACTGCTGATCCCACAGCAGCTCATACTTGTTCTTAAGATGATGTATCTCTGGTACTACTTGCTTGAGTACTCCATCCTTAGACTGCTTGATGGATACCAATGCTCTAGGTGGCTCAATACCATTAGTTGCATTAGATATCTGTGAAGAAGTCTCACTAGGCATCAGTGCCATGAGTGTAGAGTTACGTATGCCAGTCTCTCTGAGGTTACTAGCTAGACCATCCCAGTCCATTGACGGAGTACGGTCTGTAAGCTCATCTACATCTTTCTTATATGTGTGTACTGGACACTTACCTAGACTGTACTTGGTCTCAAAGTTCTTCGGACAATGTCCTTGCTCTTCTGCTAGTTTCTGTGATGCCTGGATCAGACTATACGACCAAGCCTCAGCCCACTCGTCTATCAGATCGAGATTAGGATCCGTATACGTCATATCATGTTTAGCCATCCAGTATGCAAAGTTAATAATACCTACACCTAGTGGTCTACGGTTCATTGTTGACTGCTCTGCAGCAATGATAGGATAGTCTTGATAGTCAAGTAACTGATCTAATGCTCTGACAATCAGCTCAGCTGGTCTAGCAAAGTCTGCTGGAGTCTTAATCTTACCCCAGTTGATAGCAGCTAGTGTACATAGAGATATCTCACCTGATGGGTCATTGATATTGTTCAGTGGCTTAGTTGGTAGATTGATCTCACAACACAAGTTTGATTGCTTGACTGGAGCCATTGACTGTCTGAA